TTGTTTGCAAGAATACCTATAGTTACACTGTCATTGAACAATGCATAATGCAAAAGATAAGATACCACAGTCGTTGATTTACCTGACTGTCGAGGCATCTTACATATATTAAATCTACCACTATGGAAATTATGAATTAACTTCCTTTGAAATGGATACATGTCAAAAGGTACAAGACCTTCATCCAAGTTGATAATTTTTATAAACTTCTCGGTAAAATATACGGGATCATCTTTACACTTAAGATACTCAGCAACTTGCTTCTTAGTGAAATTAATCGGGGTATTGGCTTTCTTTAGATTCGGGTTACCAAGATATACATTATCAGATTCTTTAGCCATCAGGGATCAATTACAAGTAAAGGTTTAGTGGGGTCTTTATCAGAAGGACAGAAGTATATAACTTTACCGCCTGGATATACTTTCTCCAACTCACCTTGAACATCTCTTTTGAGAGGTCTAGATCTCTGAGGGAAGAACATCTGAATAAACTTAGTGTTACCTCTGAAGATAAAAGTTATCGAATAAGTTGCGCCATACTTATTCAACCTCCTCCAATTTTCTTCTTTTAGGTTTCTATATGATTTCATAGTAGAACGCAGGTCTCCGTGTCTATTTAGAATCCTTCATGGTCTGTTTAAGCATCTTCTGCAATTCAGCAGTACTTCCAACAAACAATGAATTATTAGTTACTTGAGTAGTTTTCTTATTATCTACCTCTTCAATATCTTTAACCTTTTTCTGAAGATCCATTAACTTATCAGCAGTGTCAGCAACGTGTTTGATCAACTGACCAGCAACTTCATATGATCTTGCAGACTCAGATTCTTGTGCAACTTCAAGTATACCATCAACTGCTTCCTGTCCCTTCTCTATCAGAGAATATAACTGAGCTCTACTATACTCATAATCCTTTTGAATCTCTGGTGAATCACCTTTAGGCCTCTTGATACTTGTTCTTGTAGGACTCTTTACTGGTTCTTTTATGATCTCAGCAGAAACTTCCAAAGCATCATCTATAGTATCAAATTCATTCTTCATAAGTCAGAATCCATTCCTTGTGCGACACTGTATACTGATCCATCAGAAAACTCAGTCTTAGTTTCACCAAATCCAAAGTCATCACCCTCAACTACCTGTTCATCATCTTGTACATTAATTATATTAATTGGAACATTAATATCATGTGGTTTGATGACACTTCCAAGTTGTGCTCTCTTGACCTTTATTCTGTTGCCAGTTATTAGACTGACCAACATCTTCTCTTCATCTATTTGTATATAATCTCCTTTCCTAAATGGGGTTGCACTATTAACATCAAATTCCGTCTTCTTAGTATCAAATGTTTCATTCGTTCTTGCGGTGTCATCATTAGTGTAATCCTTAATTGCAGCAGGAACTGCCTGATATCTAATCTGTCTAGGTGCAGTCTTGATGTTTGTAGTATCAGTAGCATAATCTGCCTGTACTTTCTTAATCAATCCATCACTATTATTAGCAATAGGTCCGAATAGATATGTCTTGCAAGTGAAGTTCAACGTATATATTAATGCCCTTCTAGTAAGGAAATCATCTTCATAATTATCTTCCATCTGGATTCCTTCCAGAGTTATTGGCATATCTCTCTTCTCTCCAATAACATCTACTAAGTCAATAGTGAGATTAAATGCTGGTTGAAAATATGGTAGTATCTGTTCTAAAATCTGTATTGCATCCTCATTGAGTTTAGAAAGGATACTCAGTTGCATATTAATATTATATGGTACGGGCATATACCCTTTAATCAATTTATTGGTAGTCTTATTAACTGCCTTAAAGGTTTGCATTGTTGAAACCTTACGAGTAGAATCGTAATTCATACCCATAACCTCAAATGACATCCTAGGCAATGTAAGAGTAGTTCCCACATCCTGAGAATATTCTCTACCTTGACTTACTCTTGCTAAGAATTTCTGTTGAGGGCCATAAGAAATTGGAACCTTTACAACACTAACAACCTTTCCAGCCTTATCAGTATGTTGGATCTCAATATTATTAAATAGGGTTCCGAAAGACACAATTGTCTTCCTCATTATCTCATGATAGAAATGATTCGTTAACATAATATTACAACTTTATAAAACTATTTAGAATTCCCCAAAGGGGTTCCTTTCTGAGAAGTCTAATATCTGGTCTGCTTCAAACTCGAATGTTTCATTCTGAGCAAACTCCCTATCACCATCTACTTCGGATTGAATTGATTGAACTCTATAACTAGCACCTGCACCAACAATGACTTCACCAACAGCAAAGTCTCCTGTTGGAATGGATACCTTAAGAATATTATCTGCAGTATTCCAAGAAGCAACATATGCACTTGTACCTGTAGAGACACCTTTAATTATCTCATCTACTTCATATTCTCCGAAGGAATTAGATGTTACGGAAGATATTGAAACAACAGGATTGATATTTGTATAACCAGCACCAGCGTTACTGTATCTAACTTCTTTAACAGTACCAGCAGTACTTATGACTGCCTCTGCCTTGGCATTCCATAGTAGTTCTATAGTCTCATTAGACTGTGCAGGCCATACAGAAGTAATACCAACTGTAGGTGTAAAGTTATAACCTTGACCGCCAGTACCAATTGCAACAGGTCCTAAAACAGCCTCAGATATAATAGCAGTAGCGATTGCAACACCATTAGTAACTGGACTACCACCAGTAAATACAACTTGTGGAGGTGTAGTGTATCCTGTGCCTGGATTTATTAATAGTATTCTATCAACTGCCTGATTGGGAATACCACTCCTACTAGTCATAATTGCAACAGCTGTTGCCTGTGTTCCAGTTGCAGGAGACTCAATAGTCATAATAGGAACAGAGGTATATCCCCATCCCTCCGATACAACAGTTAAGGCACTAACTACTCTATTGGAATCAATTGTTGCATTAACAACTGGATACTCATTATCCAACTTGTTAACAAATTGTGCTGAAGTTGATGTAGAAGAATCAGTTTCTTGTTGTATTTCTGATGTTGGAACCTGAGTTGCACTAGTAGCACTCGTAGCATTATCACCAGTCAAGTTGAGAGTGATATGATCCAAATATCCTTCAAAAGATTCTTTCTGAGTAGGAATGAATCCAGCACCTGCTGTATCTGCACCTAACTTCAGTACATCACCAGCAAAGAACATGATTGGGTTTGATGTATTAAGAGTATTACTTGCAGTTCCATTTACAGATATTGTTGCATCAGTATTGTATTGTTCTACTCTAATAAAGTTCCAAGCATTTAGATTGAGTTGTGTGGTATTCTCGATAGATCCAGAACCAGAAGCAAATACTATATTACCTGTTTCTCTTTGATATATCTTGAATCTATCTGTCCACATTATAGTGGCACCATTTACTGCTACATCAAACTTAGTAGGATAGTACCAGAAACTAAATGATAATCTACCATCTCCACTATCTCTAGAGTCTACATTAGATGTAAAGTGGAAGTTAGCACCTATCACATCAGTTGTGGCAGTATGTGCTAATGAATTATTTCCAAATTTAATTTGAGTTGAAGTAGTTTTATTTGGTGGAGTAAAACTTACAGTAGGAACTTTTAAGTAATTAGATCCAGAACCTGTTATGGATACTGTATTAATGGCACCCTCTGCAATGGTAACAGAACCCGTTGCCGCATTTCCTTGGCCAGGTTTATGTACAGTAACAGTAGGAGTTCCTTGATAATTTCCATCATCAAACAACTTAATGTACTGAACAGACTTAACTCCAGTAACAGTAGATGCAAGAGATACAGTAGCTTCTGCATTATTTGTAGTCTCTTTCTCCATCTGTATGGTAATAACCTGTCCTTTACTTACCATACCCTCATTAATATCCACACCATCTTTATCAGTCAATCCATCTGGAAGATCAATAACCTCATCTTCAGGCTGGAATATTTCACATCTAAATTCATACATGAATAGGTCATTCATCTGGTAGAATGGAACCTTCCTTTCAATATATTTGATCTCAAATATGGCATTATCCAAAGGAAGATAAATTAAATCTCCTTCATTTGGAGTATTGGCATTCTTTCTATCACCTTCAGGCCATAACTTTAGAAATGGAGATATAAAATCATCATACCTTTCTTTAGAAACAACTAGAGTTAACTCATCTTGTGCCTGAACACCAAATTTTGTTAGTACATCTGATGGTGTTCCAAATCCATCAGTGTTTACTAGGTATGCTTCTAACCTAAAACTATCATCAAATTTAGATGCAGTAATCTCTCTGATAACTGTGTTCTCATTAACAATTTTTCTAGGCAGATACAAAATATCCTGACCGAACAATGTTAAATGTTCGTTAACCAAGTCCTGAACTAATCTTTGTTCACTTGGAGATCCATGTAAAAAGAAAGGTGATAGTGGCATTTATCCAACCATATCTAGAGGTGGCATCGCATATTCTTCCATGAGAGTCTTCTCATGTTTTTCTATTTCCATAACAGAATCATCATATATTTGTCTACCATTTAATTCCAATCCGCCAGGAAGTTTAACACCTGTGAATTTAATGAGGTTTTGTCCCCATTGACGTTTGATAAGCGAAGTGGTATACTGCTTAAGCCAGAAGTCATTGTATACTGCGGTATCACTTTCGGGATCTGCAACTCTAAAACAATCTAATATTAAATAATGATCGTTCGTGAGCTCATTTAGATTTATATCCATGTATAATCTACTGTTCTTTTTGTTAAATCTTACTTGAACATCTGGATTAAGCAGATAATCTATAGTCTCCAAGTATGATTTTGTTTGACTATAGTTCAATAAATCTATTGCACCGTAGTAGTATAAATCATTAAGGAAGATCTGGTATTTTATATTGAACATACCCGCCGATAAGGTGGATGAGTCCATTTTAAATACTTTATTGACTCCAATAATAGAGTCTGGTAATGGGAGATAATTAGCTTGTTCTGTGTACTCTGCAGAAGAAATCCCTCCAAAGGTATCAGTAACCGTTGTTGTTTGAGCAATTCCAACCATAGCAGTCCTTTCTGCCTCAGTCAGTTTATGCTTCAGGAAAACTCTATCAATACCCTCTCCATGTCTTTCATGGAAATACTGAACGGCATCATCGATAAGATCATCAATCTGATCATCATCGACATTGATCTCCAGTACTGGCTTTCCGAGTTTTCTAAGAGCGTATTCTTTCAACCCCTCTTTACTGTTGGGTTTTGCCATTCCAGTAATTCATAACTTTCTCCAAAGTATTTAGGTTATATGAAAAAGTATTTTATTGATGAACAAGAGACATTCGCAATCAACGAGGAGTTGGGTGCAAGAGTGGAGGTAATGGGATGGGAAGAAACACCAATAGTTTATATTGATAACTTCTATAAAAATCCAAATCTAGTCAGAAATCTAGCACTTAGATGTCCAAGCACAAATAATAAAAGAATATGTGGAGGAGTGCCTGGAACTAGAGTAGATATGAATATGAATTTGGATCATATACATGATGTCTGGAAACAGATTGCAGACAATGTATATGGATTAAAGATGGGAGAAGTAAATGAATTCCATAGAGCATGTCTAAATGTTCCATTTTCTGTCAATGTAACTCAATCTAAAGACAGAGATAGACTTCCCCATGTAGATTTTCCACCAGAGAGTACTGGTAGAGGATGGGCAGGATTGGTATATTTAAACAAAGGTAAAGAAATTAGTGGTGGCACTGGGTTCTATACATATAAAGGGATGCAAATCAATCCAGATCAAGAAGGAATATGGGATGAAGACTATGTTGCTGATAGTATAGGCCCTTGGGAACTAATACATTTGGCAAAAATGAAATATAATAGAATGATACTGTACCCAGATAATATATTACATGGATCATATGATAATGAACTTATATACAAAGACGATCTGTATAGATTAGTTCAAGTATTCTTTTTACCACTACATTTTGCAGAACAATGATTATACTTACAGGTTATAATGGTTTTATTGGCCAAGCATTTCTGAAGAGACTTGATCCAGAAAATGTATACAGAGTTGAACAAGATGGAGCATTTAAGTTCCTAGAGGAGTATGAAGACTGGGATAAGGTGGAAATGATCATTCACCAAGGAGCAATATCAAGTACTACCGAGACAGATATAGACAAGATATATCAATATAATATTAAGTTCTCTATTGAACTTTTTAAGAAAGCAATAGAGTATAGTATTCCAGTTAAGTATGCATCATCTGCCTCTGTATATGGTAGGATTCATTCAGAGTTTGGTTATATGAAACAAACTGTTAACCCTCTAAACTTCTACGCACTGTCTAAAGCAACTGTTGATTACTGGGTTCAAGATCATATGGATGAATTTGAACTGGTTCAGGGATTCAGATACTTTAATGTATATGGAAAAGGTGAGGAACACAAAGGAAACCAAGCAAGTCCAATAAGTAAGTTCACTCAACAAGCAAAAGAAGATAGAGTAATAAAGGTATTTGAAGATTCTGAATATGCTTTCAGAGACTTTGTATGTGTTGATGATGTTGTAAATGTAGTGTTAGATAACACATCAGGAAGTGGAATATATGATATTGGAACTGGAGAACCAATATCATTTGAAGTTGTTGCAGAATTAATTGCCGAAAAAGAAGGGGCTGAAATCGAAACGATTCCATTCCCCCTTCATTTAAAAAATAAGTATCAAGAATATACTTGTGCAGATAACTCTTGGTATGACTACAAATATACTAGCGTTAAAGCATATCTCCAGGCATAATCCTATGTGAATCTGAATCTGAATGCTCGGTACTGAACTCAAATAGTTCGGTATCTTCTAGTGCATACATTCTATGTTTCAGACCAATAGGTACATGGAATTTATCTCCCTTTTCCAATATGGTTATATGTGCATGTTCTATATCATCTTCCCATCCGTGGAAGAGTTTAATCTTTCCACTTTGAACAAAAAATACTTCGTCTTTTAGTTTATGGAAATGCCATGAACACTGTTTGCCCTTGACAATAAACAATAACTTACCACAATATTTCTCACAGTTAGCTATCCATTTTTCATATCCCCAACCCTTTGGAACATACTTGACAGGTTCCGCCGCCCTCGCATTACGAGGTCTTCTACTAGCACTAGGGGATTTGGGATAAGTTCTCATTTCACATCATTGAAGAATACATGATCAGGCCAAGCCTTATCATCTATGAACATATCTGCATGAGGCTTGCCCATAATCAGTTCATGATACTTGACACCCCATTCTTTAAGTTGTTGTTGAGTCAAGTCAAATAAGACTTCTGAAGCCTTTGCTGCAGCGATGGGATATCTCTCATCTGAGAATCTACCCATTGCACGAGCAGTGAAGTAAATTATATAATTTCCTTCATCGTATAATTTATTTAGGGTCTCTATCCTACTCTTATATGGTGTTGCACTTTCGTAATCCCTTCCCTTGGTTGGGGTGCAGATAGTACCATCAATGTCTACACAGTATCTCATTCTTCTACCTCTTCCATTTCCAATTCTTCTATACAATCATGAGGAACTTCATGTTCTCCAATTCTATAGAAATGTTTATCTTCACCAAGAGTATCTTTTCTCACACCAAGATACTCAATGTCCTTGCAACTGTGCTCTCGCATCCATGCCTGTAGTCTGTAATGCATCAGATCCGATCTTTTCATTTCTTCCTCCATATAGTGATTCGATATCATCCTTAGTTAAATGATAAACGCCAGGATGTGTTACAGATATTGCAGCCGCTCTATTAGCAACATCAATAGACTTCTGCATATGTTGAGTTTTTAAAAACTGGTAGACCAAAGCAGCCAAGAATGTATCACCAGCACCACAGACATCAAATACTTTGACTTCCTGTGGTTGGAAAACAGTTCCAGCCCACCTTACGCCACGAGATCCCAGAGTGACAATGAGATGAGTGTCATTAGGTAAATGATCTTTGTCCAGTGCATCAAATTCTTTTTCGTTTATTTTCCAGTATACATTATCTTTTTGAAAAAGTCTACGTTTCTTTGTATCTACAAAGATTGGTCTGTTAAAATTATGACATAAACTCCACAAGTCTTCATCAAGAAGGTATCCTTTATTATAATCAGAAATAACAATGGCATCAGGATTCATATGCATCAAGGCCATTTTCAACTCCGCATTGGCTATTCTACCAACTTTAGGAGTTTCATCCAAACGAAGCAATTGATATCCACTATTAGAATCTACAAACCTAGTCTTGACTATTTCTTCCCTTTGAGAACATAAAAGAGTATTGGCACCAAATGCCTGCAAATTCACCTCAGTGTTTGCAGCCATACCAGGCTTCTCTTCTGTATATGTTTTATCTAAAACAGGTATAGGTTGTTCTGGACTTAATCTAGAACACTTACCATAAACATACTTATCTGTACATTTATCACCTATTACTAATACATTAAACTGTGTCACGGATTCTCTTAACTATATCGGTGGTTGAATAATTTAATCTGGGTAAGAACCGAACACCTTTAGCATGTTCTATTCCCACCACATCTCCTCCTTGCCAATCACTTCCCAATAATAATATATCAGGATTATATAATTGGATCAATCCTTCCAATTCCTTTCGGTCATTAAAATATAATACCTCATCTACATATCTGATCGCCTGTAACATAGAAATTCTATCACAGAGATTGTTGATGGGCTTAAGTGGACCTTTATCCTTACGAATTTTCTCATCGCTATCTGTTGCTACTATAAGTATGTCACCTAATGACTTACCAACCTTAAAAAGTTCTATGTGGCCTGGATGCAGAATGTCAAAGGTGCCATTACACCATACTATTTTTTTGTCCATACCACTCTTTTAATAATATTTTTTGTGGGGTTGCATCCAACACACTCTGATTTAGTGTATTAAGATAGTTTTCAAATCTTGGCACTAGATCTGGTGACAATGAGTGCCAATATTGTTTAGGAACAACCTCGGGCATGATCTGCAATAACCAAACATGCCAATTACTCCCACCAAAGAAAGAACTAGTTCTATCGTTCTGGAAAGTTACACTATATGGATCATTTATTTGATTTTCCATATACTCTTGCATACCAGGCTTCTTAATATTCTGCCTGACATAATCCCAAAACTCACCTTTCCTCTGAGAGTATGTATAATGCATAGTAATATAATCAACTGCACTCTCAAAGGCAACTTTCATTCTGATATTAAACACTTCGGGTTCATAATTAGGATTATAAACACAACCATACATAGACTCTTCCAAATATTCAATTCCCCGTATCATTAGAGCAAGACCAGTACTTTCTAAAGGTTCTATAAAACCAGCACTTAATCCTATAGAAACTAAATTACCTTTCCAAAAATGTTTAACCCTTTGTGGTTTCCAATCCAAGAGTTTTAATTCATCTTTACTAATCCTATTATCCCAGTGTTTTACAAAAGCATCTGCTACAACATCTGGGTCTGTAATAGATCTATTAAAACAATATCCTGTTCCTATCCTAGATCTTGTAGGTATGGCCCATCTCCATCCATGTTCTAAAGCTCGACAATCAGTATATGGATGTTGTTCTTTATCACTTTTATATTTCACTCTACCAGCCAAGGCAGTATCAATAAACAATCTATCGGTTAAATCAATATTATCATCATTACCTAATAGTTGTTTCCATCCAGTACAATCAATATAAAGGTCACCTACAATTTCAGATCCATCATCCAATACTAACTTTTCAATATCATCACCGTTCTTAACTACTCTCTTAACATCTGATTTAATGTAATTACAAGGATTACTCTGTTGAAGAAATCTAACTAATTTACCACAATCAATCTGATATGCATAAGTATCTTTAACATAATCCAATTCGATCTTACCCTCCTGAGAAGAACGAAATAGTGGAGATATATCTTTTATATCATACTGATCTTGATAGTTACTCCATAGATCATACATTGGAACCTGTTCTTTTCCCACACTTGTAAAACCAAATGGATGCCATACTGTATTATCTTCCTTACCCCAGCCAGGAAATAATATACCTGCCTTGTAAGTTGCATCTATAGAGTTAATCCAATCTTCTACTTTATACCCCATATTCTGCATCACACTAGGGAAACTAAGAAGGGTTGCCTCTCCGACCCCTACCCTTTCTGGTTGTGATTTATCAATTATAGTTACATCTAATACTTTTCCCCATCTTCTAGAAAACCAAGACGCAGTAATCCATCCTGCCGTTCCACCACCAACTATAACTAATTTCCTTACACTTTTCATACTAGAAAATGATCACAGAATTGATTATTAGGAACTAAATGAACATTAATATGTTCAGCAAAAGAAACCTTCTTATCTTCAATATCAATAAGATTTTCTAAAGCCTTTTTCAATATATCCTTATCAACAAAATTCATATAATCTTTAGGCATTATATCATAACCCATTTGAATCATCCAGTTCACCCAATTGGCACCACCAAATATAAAATCCTTACCATCCATCAAAGACATGTGAGGAGAATTCATATTATCAATATATGTCTTTTGAGCATCTGACATCTTATAATTCTCTCTAACATATTCCCAGAAAGGACTATCAATATCTGATTTTGAATAATGCATATTAACAAAATCTATGCATATATTAAAGAGTAATTTCATGCGACTATTAAAATAATCAGCATCATGTTTATCATAAGTACCAGGCTTTAACATCCTACAAATAGTTGCAATACCTTCCATTGTTAATGCCACACCAGTACTCTCTAATGGTTCTATAAAACCAGCACTCAATCCTATAGAAATTACATTACCTTTCCATTGAGTCTTCTCATAATATGGAGTCCAATCTATCAGTTTCAAATCATCTGGCGTTACTCTATTATTCCAATATTTGCAAAACTCTGATGCAGCCTCTTCTGGAGGAGTTATATTCCTATTGAATACAAGTCCAGATCCAACTCTTGATTGCAATGGTATATCCCATATCCAACCACTATTAACTGCTGGACAAGTTACATATGGTTTAAATTCTTTTGGTCTATTTCTATAAGGAATGTGACCAGCAAGAGCAGTATCAACATATAATCTATCTGTAAGATCTACTCTATCCTTATCATCTCTAAGAAGACCCTTGAATCCTGTACAATCTATAAACAAATCTCCTTGTACCTTACCACCATTTGCTAACATCAAACTGGTTATATTACCATCCAGATCTCTTTTTATATCTTTTACTTCAGAGTTAATAAACGTAATATCATTTAATATTTTTTTACGAATAAACTTAGTTAATTTGAGGCAATCAACATGTAAGGCATAAGCATTTTCTATCTGAGTTCTATCAACATAATTCTCCATAGATGTCTGCCATAGAACTGTTAATTTCTTAAAGTCTATATCTTGGCAATGCGACCATGCATCAACCATAGGTATCTCAGTATTATCTGGAGAGAAGAACGGATAATTAAAGAAATAAAATGGATGCCATATCTTACTACCTTTGAATCCCCAATCGGGAAATAATATACCACCCTTTAATCCTACATCTAGTTCTGTGATATATTCTCTGGGATTAAAACCACACTTTTCTTTTAGAAATTTTTCAAATCCTTGTAGAGTTGCTTCACCAACAGCAACAGGATCTGACACCTCTTTATCAATTAAGGTTATATCAGCATGTCGTAATTCATGTTTACATGCAGCAGCAGTTAACCATCCTGCAGTACCGCCACCAACTATAATAATTCTCATTTTAAATTACCTGAAATAACACATCTACCATCATGGTCACTGGGAGGTACGGAATGGGGTAGTTCACATTCCCATACTAATAAATGTCCCTCTTGTGCTGGAATTGATACCCATGTATCGGAATCATTTGGATCTCTAGCAAAACATATTGCAGAACTGTTTGGAGGTGTATTGACATAATATACGAATGAATGTGTAGAACCACTTAAACTATGATGACTATGCCATTTTATTGCACCTTGATTCTCATAATGTACACCCCAAAGATCATCCACTTCCATTTCTGTAACTTCTTCTAACCATGCTATAAAGTCCGTAACTTCTGGAACCCAATCCCATTCATGCCAATCTTCTGTAATATGGCAATTGATACCTCTTTCTCTATTGGGTTCGGGTATATCATCACCTTTTGTATTTTTGATGATTCCTAAGAGCATCTGATTGTCTTTTTTGGCATTGGGATACACCCATTCCCTCACTGCACCCATTAGTTCTTTACTTCAATCATAAGACCATACTCAGGCAGATAGAGGTATTCTATCAAACTGTTCGCCAACGTCCTTAGAGCGTCGTCTAGGGTCTCTACAAGTGGTTCTCCACCAAGGTTGAAGGATGTATTGAATATAATGGGACAATCTGTTTGATTATAGTACTCCTGAATGATCTCATAATAGTTTTTATTGACATCTGGAGTAACAGTTTGAATCCTACATGTACCATCAACGTGAATGATTGCTGGGATTCTTTCTTGAATGCCTGGTTGACAATTAACTGCATACATCATGAATGGAGTTTCATCCATACCACGAAGATCAAACCACTCATGTACATGTTCTTTTAGAATAGAACCTGCAAATGGTCTAAAGTATTCACGACGTTTAACAACGTTCACATGATCCTTACCTTCTGGATCACGAGCATCATAAAGAATAGATCTATTACCTAATGCACGAGGTCCTGCTTCTGATTTACCTTGGAACAAGGCAACAATATTCTTATTGGTAATAAGTTCTACTGCATCTTTATGGTTAGCTTCAAAGATCCTTGTCGCACCATAATGTTCTGAAACGGCCGTAATATACTCAGTATCATATTCGTATGCAGGTCCAGTATATAAATCATGTAATTTAGGTTTCACGGTCATGTCCTTATTCACAACTTGATGTTGTAAAAGAGCAGCACCTAAAGCAGTACCAGCATCATTACTTACTGGTTCGACATATAAATTTATATCTTCATGTTCTAGTTCCTGAAGGAACCAATAGTTAGCAACACAGTTCAATCCATATCCACCTGAGAGAACTACATTCTTCTCTCCACTCATCTCAACTGCCTTGAGAATGAGATCCAATACCATCTGTTGAGATTGAGTTTGAATTGCATATGCCATATCTCTACGGTTTTGCAATTTAGTTAAATCTTGTTTTTCATCACCCTCTGGAGTTTTTAACTCTTCAAATCTGCCTTGATTGACTACTGCACCATTAGGATATGTTGGAACTATAAGATCTCTATTGGCAGTTTTCCAAGGAGACATTCCATCCCAATCAGTATAGATTTCTGGTATGTTATCATTATCCTTTCCATATGGGAATAGTCCCATAGTCTTACCCGCTTCAATAGGAGCCCATCCACAGTATTGAGTTACTGCCTCATATGCTTTAACAATACCAGCAGAATCATCCAATACTAATTCATGAGTACCCACTTCCCCTTCTCTCTCTGAAGGAAAATCAGGAATCTGAGCAGATGACCAAGGCCCTCTACCTCCTTGATGTTTGTAGATAGTTTTAAACTCATCAGGATACTTGCAAGTATATAATGTTTCCAGTTCCCATGTCATTTCCTGTTCATTTTCAATAGACATGGGAATGAAAGTACCTGCACCATCAACGATAACAGCTACTGCACTCTCAAATCCAGATCTAAAAAATGCACAAGAAGCATGAAGTTTATGGTGAATGTGACTCATATCTATAACTTGAGGGTGATCATATAGATCAGCCTGTCTATCAATAAGTCCCAACTTCCTTGCTAAACCAGTGTACATATCTTCTCCAGTGAAGTCGATAGTACCAGCTTGTTTGAGTGGTTGTGTATGTGCAATTACAAGATAGTCTAACCTATCAGTGTACTCAAGAATCTTTACCATAGAAGCCAAAGGGCCTCCATCGTACTTCTTTCTTGAAAGTCGTTCTTCTTCAATAGAAAGAACTACTTCACCATCTTTTAAAAGCGATACACCAGAGTTATGACCTCTAGCAAATGCTGCAATCCATTGTGTCATTATATAACCTCAAGAGTCTTTCTTTTCTATAGTGATAGTTGACTTCTTATCCGATTTCAACAAGTTTTTAATTTCTTGTTTGAACCCCTTACTTGGTGGCTTTGGTCTATTCAACGTGAAGTTAGGTTTTGGAGCACCTGACATAGGTTGACCCTGACCACCCATAGGCATCATTGGTTGTTGATGTTGTCCACCTGAGAGGAGATATGCATCACCATTCTTTTGTTGTGGTCTTACTGGTGGTTGATTAAGTTGAGGTTGTTGGTGTTGAGGGTTATCGCAACATGCCTCTTGAGATTGTTCTGGAGGAATATATGTTCCTGTAAATGCTTTTGGTTTACCCAATCTCTTACGGACAGATGCAATTACTTCCTTTATCTGACTCTTATCCAACTCCATTGATTCGTCATTAAAACGATCAACTCTTTCATCCATACTAACTCTAATAGGTGCATATTCTCTACGACCATTACCCACATCAATAATATCAAAATCCTTATGGCCAGGATAACTAATATTCTCTGGATATGTGGATCCAACAACTACGGTAGCAGTCTTATCAAGTGATCTTGCAATGTGTTGTCCCATACTATCACAACCTAAGAAGTGATCAGCAACATCAATTACACCAGACCAAACCCTCATATCTTGTATCTGAGGTCTAGCAATAGGATTTTTTGTCTTCTCTTCATTCTCCTCTACAGGGAAATGAATTTCACTCATTACAATGACAGCATAATCTTTCTTAAGATCATTAATGATCTCACAAATATTATTAAGACTGAAACTTCTAGATGTAGAATCTGCAATAAATTCTCCCACCTGTTGAACAGATCTACCAAATGGTTGAATTACAACGACCTTATCTTTCTTAGTTACAGATTTAACTTCCTGTACAACATTATATCCTTGGATGACCTCCATTTTATTTAAGGTAATCGTTGGTTTAGGTAACTCTCTTGGTTCCTCTAACCCATTGATTTCCATATCATAGGCTTGTGCAAGAGTGCATTTTTGATTGTAGTAGTGCCATACCCTATAAGGTTCTGGACTTTCACAATCTCTCTGTATAATGTGTTCTTGGAATAAATTCTTGTGCCAATGATCGTAAACTTTACCATCTAATGTTGGGTGACCCTTAAAGAAGTCCGTACCACCCTCACATACAATGATAAAATCGTCATTGTTTTCTGCATATTTCTCAAATGCTGGTATAGAACTGATAACTCTTCCAGCTCCTCCATTGATGAAAAAGGCCTTCGATCTCATTTGTAATCACCTCAACGTAAAAAAGGATAATGATGTTTCATAATTCCTATACTATATAGTCACATAAAAAATACCTGTGCCAGACGGGGATTTTCCTTAAACATGTCTCTATTTAAAATAGCTCCATGTGTCTGTCGTGCTTCATATAATACTAATCTATTATACTTCATTTCACTTGTAAAGACAATATCCTTATCCATATTATACTTATTACCCAAAGGAACATCTTCATTAAATTGATAGAAATTTGTCCCTCCTGGCCCATCACTTAGATATACTAACGCAGCCCATCTATAATTTTCATTATCTTTATGGTGAGTGTAACACATCTCAGAATTTTCAAATCCCTTTTTAACATCCTCACTAGTAGTGACATTAACCATAAATTTCATCTTATCCCATTTAGAATCAAAATCTTCTTGATCCCATTTTAAGTTATACCACTCTTTATTTTGGCATAACTCTTCAAATATTGGTTTTAAATTCTTAACCATTTCGGGATTATCTTCCCAGACCCTACCACCAATCAAACCAGAACAAACTTTTTTGTCATAACTTGGTTCATGTGATAAAGCAAACTCCTTAACCTCATTAGGATTCTTATAAAAATTGTCTACAACAAAGACTTTTCTCCAGACATATCCAAAATCATTATACTTATAATGATCGTAACACTTTTGTATATGGATATCTGAAATAGGATTAGTTTCAAACATAATAATTCAAAGCATTAAAAAAGAGACCCGTAGATCTCTTTTTATATATGTGAGTGTAAACTAGGAAGGTGGTGCCCACTTTTCAGCTAATGTTGCATCCTCATCTGGATCTCTAGGTGGATCAACAAAGCCTGGTTCTTGAGGGAACATCATATCTGCAATGTTTGGATGAACACTTGCAGCTTGCATCTTAGCAGGAAGATCTCTCAACTGCTGACGATATGTTTTCCATGCTGCCTTCATTGAATCAGGCATATCTTCTGCGATACTTCCATCACTAGCTTCTAGTGTTTGATTCCTATGCTTTCTAACCATATCCCATGTCTTGTCTAGATCAACACCATTCAACTTTTCCTTAGCGGTAAATTCTTTAATGGTGATATCATCAGGGCCTGCACTGCCAGGATTTGCGACAGTTATGCTCTCAAAGTCATAAACGTCATCTGGATATAGTACATCTCCCATTACGAATCTAGTATAACCATCAGCTGTCAAATCAGGACTGCCTGGATGGAATATATCATTTGCAATGTCACGACTTTCTTCTTTTTCGTCGATGACTGGGCCTCTTAGTTGACAGATAAGTGTGTGTAGATCTGATCTAGCACAGTCAACTTCATACCACTGAACTACGTCAGCTGGTTTTGGACGACCATCTGCGATGTCATCCTCTGTTAAAGGACCATACAGTTCTTTTCCGTTAGCACCGATCTGTAAAAAGATTTTATCGGGTCCATCGTATGTTTGGTCTCTTTCCTTTGCATCACTAAAACTGTGATCTACAAGGAAGTTATTAGGAAGTTTTAACTTCCATGCTTTTGAAATAATTGCGGTTGCCATTTGTTTCGGATTTCGTCGGGTTTACTCCTTCGGCACTATTTATACAAAAACAAAAAAAAGAGGGGTAGAAACCCCTCCGATCCATCTCGAACTCTTTTTAGACTATTAGACGTAAGTGATCTTAACTAATCCACCACCACCTACACCACCTTGTCCACAGTGGCCACTACCGCAGTATGCAGTAATTCCACCCTGTCCACCATGACCGTAAGGTACAGTCCAACATCCACAACGAATCCAACATTCTCTTAGACCATATGAAACTCCTAGAGTTCCGATAAATGGTGCTCCAGTTGGTATAGCTGTGTTGTTATAGTAACAGTGACAGTTGAAACCACCAGCACGGTATGATCCAGAAGCATGGTTACCCATACCAAAGTCTCCACCCCATGCGCCAGGTTGCATACAACATCTATGGAACTGTGAGTTACAGGTAGATGACCAAGAGTTAGTATAACATCCTCTTGCACCACCAATAGCACAGAAATTACTTAAGTTATGTCCATTAACATACGATGAACATCCATCACATCCTACACATTCCCTTGAACAACAACGATATACGCCACCAGCACATACAGAATAACTGCAACCTGCGTTGGTATCAATAGTTTTTGTATTGTAGTATCCACCACCAGCAGGGTGCCAGTTACCACATCTGTTACAGTTACACTCTCCGTGTCCGTTTCCGCCAGATCCCCATATTTCCCATGTAATTCTTTTTGTCCCAGTGGGTACTGTCCAATAACAGCAACATCCACTAGATCCCCAGCCAGGAGATCCATAGATCCACTTAACACACCAGTTGGAGAAAGCACCTGATTGTAAAGCACTATTTGGAATCGTACCGTCTACGATACGATCATTTGCAACTTTTTTGTAGGATGAATAACTTGCCATTGCTTCCCCTTAGAAGTATGTAATTTTAACTAGTCCACCGCCGCCAGTTCCACCCTGACCACAGTGACCACTACCACAATATGTAGTTAGTGCGTTCTGTCCGCCATGACCGTAAGGTACGATCCAGCAACCACAACGTATCCAACACTCCCTAATAGATTGGTGAGATGTAGTACCAATCAAAGGCGCAGAAGTCGGAGAATGAGCATAGTGATAACAATGACACCATCCTCTGTAAGTATCATGTCGAGAGTTAGACCATACACCACCGTGGTTACCTATTCCAAAGTCTCCACCGTTGTTTCCAGGCGATCTACAACATGGGTTGAATGATGTACAAGCAGTTGACCAACTTGGGTTGGCATTTCCTCTACATCCACCAATAGCACAGAAGTTTGATAGGTTGTGTCCATTTACATAGGATGAACAACCAGTACAACCATAACATTCTCTAGAAAGACAGCGATATACACCAGCAGCACATACAGAATAACTGCAACCTGCGTTGGTTTCTATCATTTTTGTATTGTAGTATCCACCTTGAGCAGCATTGTAGTGATGACATCTGTTACATGAACATGCACCAGTACCGTTACCACCTGCACCCCAAGCCTGAATCCACATATTTCTTACACCTGACGGTGCAGACCAGTTGCAACAGCAACCAGGCGAACACCTACACATAATTCCGAAGAACCACTTGACACCATAAGAGGCAGTAGGAGAACTACTGAAACTTGCAGCATCCAGTATTCCGTCTTGTAGTTGGTCTCCGTTGACCTTTTTATATGATCTATAGTTTGCCATTAGTAATCCTTAGATGTAAGTAATACGAACCATTCCAGAGCCGCCTTGGCCACCCTGACCGCAATGTCCACTACCACAATATGTAGACATAGCACTTTGACCACCAGATGCGTAAGGAGCAGTCCAGCAACCACAACGTATCCAACACTGATCTAACTGTGACTCAGTACTTGATACCAAGAACGGAGCACCTGATGTACAGTGGTTATTAACGTCACCAGTACAGTGACAATTCCAGTGACCCGACCAACCATCTTGGTGAGGAGTCATTGCGAAATCTCCACCCCAAGCACCTGGCGATACACAACACCATGCACGAGATGTACATGCAACAGACCAGTCACCGTTTGTACAACCTCTTGCACCACCGTGGGCACAGAAATTACTTAAGTTATAACCATTAACGTAGGATGAACATCCGTTACATCCATTACATTCTCTAGAACAACACCTATAAACACCACCAGCACATACAGTATAAGTACATCCTCCAGTAGTGGAGATTGTCTTAGTGTTATAAGCACCACCTGATGCACCTTGGAAATGCTGACATCTGTTACAAGAACAAGATCCAGCTCCGTTTCCTCCAGCACCCCAAGCTTCCCATGTTATCTTTTCTACTCCTGCAGGTACTTGCCAATTACAGCAACAGCCTGGAGTACAATAACAAGGATGACCAAAAATGTGTTTTACGCAATAACTAGGCCCAACACCTGCTGCTAATTTGTCAGCACCGATTGATCCGGCAGTAATCCTGTCGGCAGTTATCTTTTGATATGATCTATACTGAGCCATTTACAGTCCTATATGAATGAATGAGGAAAATAATCATTATAAAGAAGGGAGGAGCAATCCTCCCCTTTACACATTAGATGGAGAAGATTCTCCAACCGTATGAATCTCCAGAGAAGCAGAGAGTGAACGCAGCACTTTCTGTTGAGACTGTTAGATCTGCACTATCTCCTTGGATTAGTTTTCCGTTACGGGCGACTGTCAATGCGTTAGAATCGAAAGTCTTAGCAACGTCATAGAACCTGATTTCGTCACCAAGGTTAGGAGACGCTGGTAGGGTTAATGTAACTCCACCACCACCTGTATTTACAAAGTAAACGTTAGATGCAGTAACCGATGTACTTGAGGACACGGTGCTGAATGTCAACTTGCCTGGAAGAACCCATGCAGTACCATCATAGTACTCAAGAGAACCAATGGTAGTGTTGAATCTCATACAACCTGTGTTGAACTCATCATCAACGCCGCCAGGTCTTTGAGCGGTTGTACCTACTGGAGGTGTCATCGCCTTGGTTCCCATTGAACCACGAGTTACGAATCCCTTAACAGCGTATTCAGTTGGAACAGCGTTGTTAGAGTTACCTGCAAGTGTTGGGTCAGCAGAGAATTCACTAATAGATTCACCAATCTGACCACCGATAGCACCCAGTCTCAATTCTGTCAAACCAGACAGGTTGAAGGCGGAAGCATCCAATGTAGCACGACCAGTTAACTGGTCAACCGAGAAGAATTCACCAACTCGGAAGTTACCACCTTGGTCGGTTGATACGAAGAACACCTTACCAGGCCCGTATACGTTAGTCTCGTTACCCTGAATAACATTCGCCAAATCGACGTTTGGATAGTTAGTTTCAGTCTTGTTACCAGTACCAACTGCGAGGAAGTCATGTCCTGTTAGACGACACTGTGAGAACAGTGTTCTAATCTCAATTGTAGAACCGTAACCAACATTGTCGTTGTCTATGTTTCTAGTATCCCATGTACCGATTGTCTTCTCTGGCGAAACTGTCAGAGTAGCACGGTTATTGAATTGGGTAGCAATACCAGCGCCCGAGCCCGCGGCCCATCTGTAGTATGTACTTACACCCGTCACATTCGTGACTGTGTTAATGATGTAGAATCTTTCATCTGCACCATAGAGTGAGGTCTTAATTCCGATAGCGTCACCAACTAGGAGTGTTCCAGTAGTCTGGTCAACTTCCATAATTGTTCCCTTCTGTCCAGTTGTGGCAGAAGCGGCTGCTCCGACTGTAATTGAACCAACACCAGACGCTGCCTCAGCACCAGCACCGAACCAGATAACCTCACCGTCTACGAAACCAGTGGTTCCGATTCCAGCATTACCGTATCCTTTCTGATACTTGAAGTAAATCTTATCAGCAGTGATCTGATCATTTAACATCCATGCAGTTGCCTTAGATGTTGCACCGAACATAGTAGCACCAACTGAAACTGTTCCAGCCTTAGTAGCACCCTGAACGGTTACCATATCTCCGAAGAGTTTTGCAGTCCTTGGAACCTCATCAGTTGAGAATCCAGAAGAGATGACTCCGTAGTCACCGTAAGAGTTGTTACCACCAACAGCACGGATTCTTGATCCACCACCTGAGTAGTAACCCCACTTAGCGTAGTAACTGAAACAGGAAACAATCTCAGCAATTGCACTTCTGTCTAGAATATATCCAGCACCATCAGATGCAACGTGCGTGAAGGCATCGAACACCATTGATTTTGCACCTTCATCATGCACTCCACCATCAGCGAATACACCAACAGCACCACCACCGAATCTAGCAGGAACCTGTTCTGAAGCGTTGTCTGAGAACGCAGTACAGTCCTTAACGTATGGTGATTTGTCGTTAATTGGAGAATCTGGGTTGAATGAAACGAATACACCAGCAGCAGTTGTACCAATACCAGTTCTTAGGTTAGAATTGTCTAGTACAAATGGTGCGTTAGAATCATATGTAAATCCTTCCATGCCCTTCATGGAGATCGCCTGAATCGTTGTTGAGTCAGACATCTTGAACATGTGACTCCTGTTGTTAGGAGTTGTGGAATCATCAGATGTTCCTTCTTTAGGAAGAACCTGTGATCCTCTAAGTGCGTTACCTACGATAGCAGTGTAAGGAGGAACTGTAATTGGTAGTTGCTCATAGAACTGCGATGCAGATAGTTTCAAGATAGCAGGTGTCAAGTCAGTTACACTACCACCAGAGGTGTAAGCGTGATCCTGAGTAGAGATACCAACGTTAACCTTGAATTGATCGTTGTTAGGAACTTCAAGAACCTCGAAGTAAGACTTAGAAACTTTTCTTGGATACTTGGTTGTTGTTAGACCAACGAAGGCAGTACCACCAGATGCATAGTTGTAATCGGTAGTAGTAACACCAACGTTCAATACAACAGAGTTAGCATCAGGAACAGCCTGTACTAAGAACTGATATGAACCTTGTGTATGTACAGCAGGGAACTTACCTGTAATAGTTGTGTTGTCAGATGCAGCACCAACGTTAATTGTAATTGTGTTGGTTGTAGCGTTAGTAATATTCAACGCTGTTAGGTATGCAGGGTCAGGTGAACCGTCTCCAGCAACTTGACGAGGATATGCATGGTCGGTTGTGTATCCGTCCATAGAACAACGGAATGTTAAAGCATCCGTTGCAAGTCTGATTGAAGTACCAGCAGTAAGTGTATGAGCACCAATTGTAAGTGTCATATCACCAGTAACTTGGTTATATGTTGCAGCAGTTACATCGTGGTCAACTAGAGGTGATGAACCAACGTTAACTGTTATAGTGTTAGCAGTAGTACCAACAATACTTAACTGTTGTCCTGCAGCTGGGTCAGTTCCCGCTCTAGGATATGTCTTCTGAGAAGCATTACCGTTCATCGTACAGGTGAAGGTAAATGCGTTGTTCGCAATAGTAACCTTGTCAGAAGTTGATAAGGAGTGACCAGTAAGGGTCATCTCGAAGTTACCATTAACAGGGTTATATGTTGCACCAGATGGTGTTACAGAAGTTCCACCAACAATTGTTACACCGTTAGCAGCACAACTGTT